CAATCTGATTATTAGGAACGCCCTGTAATACTATTCGTGTATTACCTTCACCTACAACGTAGCGTTGTTTATTCAAAATGTCATGTTTACCGTCATAGTAATCGATAGCAGTACACATCGTTTTACGCTGCTCGCTACCTAGAAAATTACGCAGCTGTGCTTGTAGGAACTCTCGTTCCGACATAGTCGCTGAACCTTTTATGATGCGGTCCCATAGCTGAGATAATATCAATCAAACGACCACCTTTCTACATTAATATCTTCCAAACCATACCGCATAGCATCCATAGCATGGTTGTTTTCGTCTTCAGGTTTCCCTGTATATTTCTCAAAGCGATCCTTCGCCCATTGGTACGTGGATAATTCACGCAGCACATTAACGCATCTTGGATGAACGATTAATTCGTAGTCCTGTATCCGCTGAATACCGTTTAATATGCTGTCTTTGCCCTTGCGTGCCCTGGTTATACCTTTTAGCCCCGCCTGGTACAATTCCTCAATGGATTTAGGCTCAGCACTATCGGCTCGAATCTTCTCTTTTGCGTATCCCATATCAATGATGCGGGACGCTAATTGTTGATTCGTAAGCCCTGTTTCATACAGCTCGTCGAATATATAGATTTTCTTATTCACCATATCAACAAGCATGCACACTAGCGCTGTAGGGTCTACTGTGTAACCAAAATCAAGGCCAAACGCGGACTTGATACCGGTTTGACCTCTAATTGCATCGACATTAAATTCTTGTTCTTTCCAGTTTTCGTAAACCAGGCCTTCAACAACGCCCCAGTTACCGAGCCCTGCTACCTGGTACCGCTTAGGGTTCTTCTTCATCTCTTCGAATAACACTAAGTCAGATTCACTCAGGAACTCATTACACAGGTAATTCGTAGTCATGGCTAGCACGTTGTCACTAGGTTCATCAAAAAAGCGCTTCTTTAACCAGTGCCTATCAGACCACGGGTTAAACGTAAGCACTACCTGGTGATACATGCCGTCGGGTAGCTGACCACGAATAGATTCATCCAGCCTGTTGAACGCATCCTCGCTCATAATCTCGTAAGCTTCTTCAATCCACAGCCTACACAAAGCGCCGACTTCAACAGTAATGGACGTTACCTTTAAAGGATCATCGAGACCGCGAAATAAGATTTTCTGTCCCGTCGGGATATACGTTATCTCAAGTGGAGATACGGAACATTTGAAGTACCGCTCCACCTTTAACTGGCGCATAGCCCATTTGAGTTGCGCGAAACAACTGTCACGCAAAGTCCGTTCTGTCTTACGAACGACTAGCCAGTTTATACACGGGTTCTCCATTATCTCCATAATAACTTTAAGAGACTGCGTAGAGGACTTCTTACTGGCACGACTGCCCTTGACTACTTTATAACGGCCTTTAAACCGCCAAAAAGCACCGTATCCCTTTCCTACGATATCAGGCAAGTACACTCTATTAGTCTGCAATATCGTCACCACCTACGATGAGTACAGGCTTAATATCGATAGTTGTATCACCGCTGAGTATTCTATGACGTTTGGCCATGAGCTCCAGGGCTTTAAGTCTCGACTTCTCGTCAGGCGGTTTATCGATAATCCGAGCTGCGGAACATCCTTCCCCTGTTCCCACGATAACCACTTGCTTCTCATTTGAGAGCCCCAGGGCTATTCTTGTTAGCTCATACTCGACCTGCTGAGCTGTCATGATGTTTTCGTTGAAGTAGGCGTCGCGGAGCTCGGCAACCCGTTTTTTAACCTTGTCATTCCTTAACAGTCTTGAGGATTGCGACTCAGCAGATTTCTCAGAGTAACCAGTTCGAATAGCAGCCTGTTTCGCATTCATATCCTTGATGTACTCATGACAAAATTTTTCATGTCGTTTATTTGCTAATGCAGCCACTATCTCACCTCCTGGCTATCTTAATACATCACGGCTGTTTCTCTTAAATCGGCCGTGCGAACGAGTGCATAATCCACAATTACTTTTGTGTGCGTGGTCGTGTGTGATATACGTTTGACACAGGCCGTCGTATTCAATTAGTTGTGCTGTGCAAACGCCGTTCTTATTATTCAGGCATTTACGTTTAATGCATTTGACTTCTGTGCTCATACCTTCTCACCTTAATACTTTGTACGCTCAAATCCGATGACTAGTTGGTTGTTGTTAGGCTATATAGTTATTGGAGGACTACTAGTTCTAGTCATCAGATGTCAGCGTACAACGATACAGGGCAAGCTCATAATGTATAAGCTTAGTATTATTCTGTGGACAAATTCGGCTCGCCCTGGTTTCATTGTGCGGTAAATTTCATTTTTACATATTCCCTCTCCTTAGCTTACGCGATCGCCTACATCATAAATACGGGCCCCTGTATTCACAATGCTACATACAACAAAAAGCACGGTCGTTATCACCGTGCTTTTTGCCGAGTTGTGTATAAGAGAGGATTTGTGTTAGATGACTAATGACACCTTTCACAACTACATTATACTATGTCAAGTCGGTTCATTTAAGTCCAAAGTACTCCAAAACACTCCAAAATACTCCACTATGAGAGGAGCTCTCCTAATTCGTTCAACGCTTTATTTTTTAAATTGAAGTAACTGCTTTTTTCGTAATATATCATCGCTTGTACTTTCTTAGGGAATGCCCCGTTAATGTACTCTTGCGCTAATATAATACGCCCCGGTATACATTCTATCTTTTCAATTAAAGCTCTAGCCTCTTCCCTTTTGGCTATAAGCTTTGCTATCTCCCGTTTTTTGGCGTCCACTGTATCTACAAGTCTAGCCACGTCACCTTCAAGACCTACCGGAGTACCACCCCCTGATACTCGGTCTTTGGAATAATCAATCGCCGATAAGGTGATGATATCATACTGCAGTTTACGAATATCCTGCCTTAGTGATTGAATACGTATAGCAATCAACTTGATATCTTGCAGATACGCTGTAGCCTTTTCCTTATAGTCACTCATGCTGCATTACCTCGTTGATGTAACGGTCTAAGTACCACCGCGCTTTTTTTAGGTCTTCAAGTTTGCCACCCTTATACCCTGCTCTTGCGATGTACTTGATAACATTACCTAGATGATAAGGAAGCTGTTGATCCTCGATAAAATCGATAACCTCAATCTTGCCCCGTGTGTAGTGTGAAGGATGGTTGATAACATCTTCTTTAATGGCCTTAACTTCATGCTCCTCAATAGTTTTGACTACCTCTTCTGCAATAGTTTGCACTTCTTTCTTCTTAGGTACCTTCGAATACTTAGGTAGACACTCCGGACAATATTTAGGCCAACGACCTTGCGCTTTTTCTTTTTTGTGAATGAAGGTTGTGCCACATCCTTCACAGGTTAACTCTTTACTAACGCCTGCACCAGGAGGTGTCATAACTTTTTCGCACTCAGGACAATAGTCCTCGTGTGTTCTTACTGTGAATGTGTCTCCGCATCGTCTACATTTCTTTTGCATATCTCTACTCCTTATACAATTCTTTACGATATTTAATAGCTTCTAGGAGGGCATCTTGCCCAGCTTCTTTACGTTCTAACGCTTTCATGACTTGCTCGTCCATCGTGCCTTTAGTGACTAGATGATGAATAATCACGGGTTGTGTTTGTCCTTGCCTGTGTAACCTTGCGTTCGCTTGTTGATACTGTTCAAGGCTCCAAGTTAGCCCATACCATACGATGATATTACCGCCGGCTTGCAGGTTTAAGCCGTACCCTGCTGATGCGGGATGCGCCAGTAACATTTGAATGTTGCCCTTGTTCCACTCCTCTACATCATCATCGGTCTTTAGCTCAACGGCTTTCGGGAACGCTTCTTTGATAGATTGAAGGTCATGCTTGAAGTTGTAGAACACTAACATCGGTTTTCCTTCATTCGTTTCTACCAATTCTTTCAAGCGTTCAATCTTCTCGTTATGGACAACTACAATTTCACCATCATCGTTATAAATGGATCCATTCGCCAGTTGTAACAATTTACCGGCGAGTGCTGCTGCATTAAGCGCGCTCACATCGTCATCACTGGCTAAACTAAGCACGTGCTCACGTTCCATCTGTTTATAGAGTCCCCATTCTTTAGTGTTCATCTCTACTGTGATGACATTCTCGATACGTTCAGGTAGTGTAAGATAGTCCTTCGCTTTTAAGCTCATACAAATATCTTGCATCTTACTGATTATGGCCTTGTCACCGCCTGGCAGTAATCGGTAACTGTACACGACATGTCCGTTGGTTTTGTCCGGTGTAAAATACCTGGTACGATATTCAGTAATCGTCTTACCTAATCGTTCACCTCCATCTAGTAGATACAGCTGTGCCCAAATATCAAGTAAGGTATTCGGTGCCGGTGTACCTGTTAGTATGACGATACGCTTAAACAGTGGACGGAGTTTTCGAATTGCCTTAAACCGTTTAGCCTGTGGGTTCTTAAAAGAAGAACTTTCGTCGATAACTAACATGTCGAAAGGGAACGATTTTTTCTTACGATAGTACTCATATAACCATTGCACGTTTTCACGATTTATCACATAAACGTCAGATTCACTCTCTAAGGCGTGTATGCGTTCCTTCTCGGAACCTAACACCTTAGCCACCGTTAACCGTCTTGTAGCACTCCATTTTTGCGATTCTTGGGCCCATGTAGATTCTGCTACCTTCTTAGGTGCGATGAGTAACACTTTTTTAATATCAAAGTAATCATACATAAGCCGGTCAATCGCAATAAGTGTAGATATGGTTTTGCCTAACCCCATATCCAGTAACAAGCCATAATGGGTATTATCAATGATTCGTTGTATTGCAATGCTTTGATACTCGTGTGGATGAAAGTCCATGTATCGCCCTTTCCATATCTTCAACAAATAACTTGGCATCAGACATCCCTGTTACGACGAACACCAAAGCGCCTTGCTTTCGTAATCGTGAAATCTGTACCCGTTGGTTAGCCATCAGCTTACCGTTCGTATCTTTTAACTCGACGAAGATAACCCCGCCTCCTGGAAGTACAATAATCCGATCCGGCACGCCATCATTTCCAGGTGACACGAATTTCATATA